TTTCGTTAACAAATACAAAAATCTTCCATCACACGAAGCTCTTGTAATTAATTTTACCGAATCAAAAAATCTTACTGAGCCCCAAGTAAGAGAATCAATCAACTTACTCAACGAAATTCATGACAACAAAAATGAAACGGTTGAAATTAAATGGTTGACCGAACACACCGAAAAGTTTTGCCAAGATAAAGCAATTTACAATGCCATCATGGAATCTGTTACGATTCTAGATGAAAAAGGTGGTAAAAAATCTAAAGGTGAAATTCCACAACTACTTGCGGATGCACTTGGTGTTTCTTTTGATAGTAATGTTGGCCACGATTATATGCAGGACTTTGATGATAGGTATGATTTCTATCATCAAGTAGAATCTCGTATTAAATTTGACCTGGACATCTTTAATAAGATAACCAAAGGTGGATTGCCAATCAAAACTTTGAATATTGCACTTGCAGGAACAGGCGTTGGTAAATCCTTGTTTATGTGTCATTGTGCCGCAGGTGCAATATCTCAAGGTTCAAATGTGTTGTATATTACACTTGAAATGGCAGAAGAACGAATTGCAGAACGAATCGATGCCAATCTATTAAACATCACAATGGATGAACTGCACACTATTCCAAAAGATGACTATGAGAGAAAATTCTCCGGTCTAAAAAACAAAGTGCAAGGTAAACTTATCATCAAAGAATATCCAACTGCAAGTGCTTCTACTTTGCACTTCCGTGCTTTGTTGAATGAACTGGCGTTAAAGAAAACTTTTAGACCAGATATTATCTTCATTGATTATCTAAACATCTGTGCATCTGCTAGAATTAAACCTGGCGGGAATGTGAATAGTTACACTTACATTAAATCAATCGCAGAAGAACTCCGTGGTCTTGCAGTTGAGTTTGGTGTGCCTGTTGTTTCTGCCACACAAACAACTCGTTCTGGTTATTCTAACTCTGATGTTGATTTGACTGACACTTCAGAATCTTTCGGTTTACCTGCAACTGCTGACTTTATGTTTGCATTGATTACAAACGAAGAACTGGAGGGTCTTGGCCAGATGATGGTGAAGCAGTTGAAGAATCGTTACTCTGATCCTAACTATTATAAAAGATTTGTTATCGGGGTTGACCGTGCAAAAATGAGACTTTATGATACGGAACAATCCGCACAATCAGACATTGTTGATAGTGGTCAAAATACACCGCCATTAAACACATTCGGTAATCGTGAAAAAAAATTTAATAAATTTGACGGTCTTAAAGTATAATGTCGGATAAACTAACAGTCAACCAAGCACAATATGTTGCCAATATTTTTTCAAAATACTTTGACAGATTTGAAAGAATTGATGATTACATTCGTGACCAAAAACTGAATTCTTTGTCAGAAAGACCGATTGGTCTTCCTGGTATGGGACCAGAAGATGACCTGTTCTCAGACTTCACGGTGAACCCAATGGACATGAAGTTTGAACTTGTTGAACTGCCACAAGATACTTGGGACATTTATTTGAATATGATTTCAAGTCACTCAAATATGACCAGTATTCCTGGCAGATGTTATCGTTTGGCAATCCTTGAGAAAACTACTGGCAAGTGGGTTGGTTTCATTCGTCTTGGTTCGCCAGTTATCAATATGAAACCTCGTAATGAAATGCTTGGTGGTGTCTTTACTCAAGCACCAGAATCTGCTAAGTCTTTCAATAAAACCTCCATCATGGGTTTTGTAATTGTACCTGCACAACCATTTGGTTTTAATTATCTTGGTGGTAAGTTGTTGGCAGGTATCTGTTGTTCACACGAAGTTCGTGAAGCATTGAACAAGAAGTATGATATGAATACTTGTTTGTTTGAAACGACAAGTCTCTATGGTTCTTCTAAGTCTTCTTCACAGTATGATGGCATGAAACCATATCTACGATTCAAAGGCCTGACCGATTCTGATTTCTTGCCAATGATGCACGGACAACCATACGAAGATATGAAAACTTACCTTGAGAATGTTCTTGGTGAGTTTGTTCCTGCCGATGCATCAAGTCGTAAACTGAAAATCTCCAACAAGGCCATCTCACTTACAAAGGTCGCACTCAAAGGAACACCAGAAGGCGAGAAGTTCAATGCCACAATTAAGAACGCATTGGGTCTTACCGAGAGAAAACGATACTATGCCTCAAACTATGGATTTTCTAACTTTGCCGATGTTGTGATGGGCAGAACAGACAAGTTGATTAAAGACAAAGAGAACTACGATAAGTTCCACTTGGAATCGATTGTAGAGTGGTGGAAGAAGAAAGCACAGACAAGATATGATACGCTGAAGACTGAAGGTCGCCTGCGTCAGGAGATTGAAGTCTGGACAGGCGATAAAGAACTTGACATTATTCGGTAGACATAAATAGTAAACTATGACACCTGCCGATATTGCCAAGCCTGCTGGTTCAGGACCTTTCAGGGGTAAACCTAGAAAAAAAATCTTTGATTTAAAAATCAAAGCCAAATCTCCATTTCTTTTAAATGATGGAAAAAACAATTTAACTCCAGTTCAAGGTATAAAGTGGGACGAAAAAACAAACACTTTAACCGCAAAATTAGGCACAAAAACATTCACCACATCATTAAAATACATTGTTAAAGATGTTGATTTTGGTGGTCAACCCACCAAAAAAGATGAAGGTGGTGAAAGCGGCACAGTAGGTGGCAAAGAAGTTGAAGTTTTCTCCGAAGCATTTTTCTGTTATTATTTTGCTCTAAAGGCAGAAGATAAGTTAAGTAATTATTCTCCACAGATTTGGAAAACAATTACAACTAAACAACAACTGGATGCATGGACAAGAAAAGTTGGCATTTATTCATATGTTGAAACACAAAACAATGATAAAGCGTTTACTTCTCGCCTTCATTTAGCAATACCATTTCTAGTTGTAAATGGTTGGCATGATAGATTAATTAAACAGATGGATGAGTTTTTCTCTGTTGTTAAACCAGGCAATGGAAAAAACTATGAAGCAATGCGGGCAGACGAAGTGCCTAAAGATTTAAATTCACAAGAAGTTTTTACGATTCTTGCTGAAAAAGTAAAACAGAAATATGGATTCAGTCGTCCAGTAGATAAAGATAAATGGAATCCAGGTGATGTTTGGATTTTCTCCACACAAGGAAAACAAAAGTTAAAATCACTAATTGCTAAAGCAAGACAAACTGCCAGTTCTCCCGCACCATATACAGCAGGTGCGGTTGCAGAATTGAATAAAATAATTTATGATTTATATTTGAAAAAGGATTTGTTTCCTGTGTCACTAAAAGCTCCTGGTGCCACAGTTCATGTTTCTGAAGAAAATGCAGTAGGTTCTAATATTACAAAGACGGCTAGATTTATTAAAACAGAACTTGGTCCTACAAACTTAGATGTGAAGATACATTTTGCAGTAGATTTGTATGATGAAAAGAAAAAACAGATTGTTGAGAAAAACTATCTTGTTGGAAGAATTAAAAGTAAAACTGATACTGGTGGTTTCCGTTTAGAGATTGAAGCACCTGGTGCAGGTGCTCGTTTTGGTTCTATTGGTACAGAAAACTATCAATGGATTATTTACAATACGGATAATTCAGGTATTAAAAAATTAGAAACGATTCGTGATGGGTTCGAAAACTTGAAAGATGTTTTACCTAAAAAAGGTTCTGGTGATAAAGAATGGTTAGGTGCAAGTGGCATACAATCATTTGTTAAAAAGAATCCGAAAGATGTAAGTGATTTGACACCTTATCTGGACAAAATGTATAAATTAATTAATGGTAGTGGAAAATTTGAAAGAAAAGACCCTAAAGATATTATGAATAAAACAATTGCTTCTGAAATCGCAGTCGCAATTGAATTTATTACCAACAAATTAACAAGAGATGTTACTGTTGAAAACTTATATGATTTAGCGGCATCACAAAGATTTTCTGCGGGTGTTAGAGCAGACCAGTTGGCAAAAAGAAAAGGCATTTATTCCAAAGAAGCGAAAGCATTAGGTCCAAAAGAATCAATGTATGTTTTCGAATCTTGTTTTTATTTAAAAGTATACTAAATGAATTTCACAGACTTTATCACAGAAGCCAAAGAAGGCAAAAACTTACACCTAGAACACCTTGAGGACAACGTTCTCAATCGCGGAAGTACAGGCGCAAGAGAATCCATTAACTTTCTTCAGGCATTACGAGATATGCTTGCTGGCCG